TTCCCGGTCGAGGATCTGCCCGTATTAGATGACCATATAGGCTCATCAGTCACGCCGATGCCGCCTATCTTCGGCTCTGCTACGGTATGCCCGTCTATTGTGAACATATCTTACCTCCTTATACCGGGAATGCCGGCTTGCCTGTTGCTCTCGTGTACTCCGTTGCCGCGGTCTGAATCACTCTGAAGAACTTAGCCGCATCGCCCTGAAGTATGACAGGCGTGCTGTTGCTCTGACCTGATCCCATTACCGCTGCTACTGCCTTAGCTACACCGTTGGATACGGATGCCACGATCTGATCGTTGTTCATGACTGCTGTGGATGCGCCGATCGTTCCCACAAGTTCAGGCCCAGCCTCACGAGCGATGAACATCTGCCCTTCGCCAAAGGCTCCGCCTGTCGCCGCCGTGGTTATTGGCCTCCACTGGCCACCTTTGTAAATGCCACCTTCTGCAAGGCCCAGCAGTTTCTTTATCTTTGCCGCGCCCTTACCAATAAAGCCTGTTACCTTCGCTTTGAAGCTCAAGGTCTTGCTCTTGATCGCATTTGTGAACGATGTGATTTTCGCCTTGAATGAGATCACTTTACCGCCTAATGAATCCTGCCACGAATTCATCTTTGCCTTAAATGAGATCACCTTGCCTCCTAATGAATCCTGCCATTCGTTCATTTTCGCCTTAAAGTTCAAGACCTTCGTCTTGATGCCATCTGTGAATTCGGAGATTTTCGCAGTTGCTGATACAACAATGTTTTTTGGAAGACCTACAAGCGATGCCACGATTTCAAATGTCCCGCCTACGAGGGATTTGACGAGATCCCATGCACTACCGACAAGGTTTGCACTGAGATCTATCGAAGCACTGCCCCAAGTCTTAATGTCTGACAGCATCTGCCCTGACGAGATCCATTCCTTGAGCCGTACGACGGCCTCTTGGAATGCGCCTTTAAGCAGATCATGCGCAGCAGTAACAAGTGAATTCGCAAGGCCCACTGCTGATTTGAAGATGCCTATCCAGTCAATATCCGCTATGAAGCCCACGACAGTTTTGCCTATGTTCGCCCAGTTTATACCGCTTATAGCCGCTGTCGCAGAATCCAAGATGCCTTTAGCGATATTCGAGATGGTTTCAGCCGCGAGTTTGAAGTCGAACGTGCTGAAAAACCCGTTTATGCTGTCGCTGATGGCCTGCCCCAGCGATGTCCAATGAAAGTTCACAGTGAACGAATGCACCGTGATAACAAGCGTATTCAGAGCCTCCGCTATGGTGTCACCGATAGTCGTGAAAAGGCCCGGTGTCTCAAAGAACCCATTAAGGAATGTCGCCACCGATTTGCCGATTTTCTCGGCTACCGCCTGAATCTCATCCCACGGGATCGAGTCCAGTGCATCTTTCAGTTTTTGACCGATGATGCCACCGATCTCAGTGAAGTCCGCATTCTTCCATGCTTCTTTGAATCGTTCAGCCCACTCTAAAGCCGCGCCGTTGATCTCGACGGTTTCGAACATTCCGCCGGTGCCGCCTCCTACACCGCCGCCGCCTCCGCCTCCACCTGATCCGCCCGATCCTCCTGATGTCGGATCATCGAGCTTATTGATCTGATCGAAGCCCATAAGAGTGCGCTGGTATTCCTGCGCCGCATCATTGGCCGCATTAGTCGCATCGGCCGCGCCCCCCATACTTCCAGCCACGCCCGAACCGACGCTTTTAGCCACGACCACTGTTGCATGCCCTGTTAAGGCTGCAATAAAGTGTGCCACTGCAGTCGCCGCAGTCGTGATCATGTTGATCAGCGTCGTGAGTAATGGTGCCACCACGGTCAGAATCGGTGCGAAAGCTGTTGCGAGTGCGTTCTGACATGTTGCGAGCGCATTTCTCAGCATACTCAGATCACTGCGGGTCTGTGCGCTGTATCCCTCAAGATTGGCCATGCCGTTGCGGATCGCATTGAAACCTACAACAGCCGTCGCCGCCGCCATCGCCATGCTGATGATCCTGCGCCTTAAAGTACGGAATCCTGATGACGCCGAATTAGCGTGCCTGCCCATGCTCCTGAGTAACGGGATCTTTTGCAGGAAATTCAATAGTCCCCTGCCCGCTCTTGCCATGTCATTTTTGACGCCCGTTGCAAAGTCCTTGATATGTCTGCCGGTATCCCTTATCCCGCTGCCGATCGAATGGATCCTATCAGCGAATTTAACAAGCCCCGGAGGGGCCATCTCTTCAAAGATCATCCTCGTCTCGTGAGCAAACCCCGCCAGCATTGCTTTGGCCTCGGCAACATACGCCTTGAGATCCGCAATGAATGACGGAGGCTGTAAGTTCTCAAAGGATGCGCTGTAACTCAGCCTTTCGAGTTCACGCTCTAACAAGGCCGCCTCAACCTTTGTGTTTGCAAGTTTTTCGGCAAAATACGTGTATCCTTCGGTCCCTATCGCGCTGTCACCCATCGCATCGAGCTCACCCTGAAGCCGGTCTGCCTCTGCATAAGCCGCCTGAAGCTGGTTTGCCAGTTCGGTGTATTTCTGTGTAGGGCCCACCAGCCCGGCGTCAAGCTTGGCCGAATTCTTAAAGCTTTTGACTGCCTCATTCATCTTCTTGATATTAGCCAGCAGTTTCTTGACGCCTTTATCAGAGTTGCCGCCATTGATGCTGTTAAAGCTCTTATCAGCAGAAGAAGCCGCACTCGCGGCCTCTTTCTTTACATCGTCACATGCTTTTCTAAACTTATTCAGTTGTGCCTCTATCGAGACTGTCAGTTTGTGGAGATCCTGACTCATTATCTTTCTCCCCTTTAAACCTGCTGTTCCATCTGTCTGCGAATGCCCGCCTTGACGCCTTTACTCTTTCGAGTTCCTCATTCGCTTTTCTTTCCTCGACCTGTGTTTTGGTGTCCGCGTAAAGTTCAGGATATACCTGCCACTTTTGTAAGATCATATCTTCGGATCTGTCTTTAGGGTCCATAAAGGAATATGCAACCCTGCCGGCAATCGCGTCTGCCAAAACAAATGTCCTGTCGATATTGGCTCTTTCCATAGCCTCCCGAATTCGGTTCTCTGACGCAATGCGGTCATTTATTTCCTTGACAGTGAGGCCCCAAAACTCTTCGGTTGAAACCCCACTGTCAATAGCAGATGGATAAATGGCGCTTATATACTCTGTCAGATACTCAAATCGATCCCCTTCATCGCCTCGGTCATCGACTCGCTCTGTGTCGTCGTAAAAAAACCGCTCGTGCTAAGCAAAGGCATGATCACGTCGGTCATCATGTCCATCTGTGATCCGCCCTCGTCTACATAATCGTCGTAGAGATCCTGTACCTTGACAAAGCTCATGCCGTGGTGATATTTCTGCATGGCGGCCTGAATAACAGTCAGCATTACACTTACTGCCGGCAGACCATCATTGTCCATCATCACCATCAGCAGATTTCTCTTGTATTTGTCCTCCAGCCTACAAATGACTGAAGTCGTTAATTTCAGCTTGTAATCTGTGCCGTTAACCGTCCATACCGCATAGGCTGGACGGTTTGGCACTTTATTGAGATCTATCACGTTGTTTTCCATTTCCGTATCAAATCCCATATTTTCCATGTTATCCATCTGCTTTTACCTCCTTATACCGGGTCAGTAATATCAAGCGCGCTCGCAAGTGCAAGTGCAGCTGTAAAGTCTACGACACCATTGACGCCTGCACCGCCTCTTTTGAGGGATACATAAGCCGAGAAAGCTGTCGTTGTTCCGTCTTTAAGTGTCTCCTTGAATTCTGCCGCATTGCCTGCCGCTTCGATGGCTTTAAGAATTCTCCATGAATCTGTTGCCGCGCTGTTGACATACTTGAACACATAGTTCATGTCACCGGGATCTCCGATGCCCATCTCGTACTGCTTGATGGAATCTGTCAGACAAGTGTTTTCGACCTTTTCAGGGTCCGCACCCAGCTCAGGGATCTCCTTGAGGCCCGGCAGGTTCTTGTATTCATTGCCCACTTTGACTTCAAGTGTTGCGCCGTTAGCTAACATTTTTTCCTCCTATCTGTTGCCCTCCCAATAGACAACCTCTGTCGAATTATCGATTATTCCTTCATACCGCATCAGTTTGTGCCTCAACCCCGACGGATCTGCGACATCGCTACACGTGGTCCTGACGAGTCCCAGTGCCGCCACTGCATCGTCAACAGCTAAGGCCATCTCTGATGTGCTCCCGCTGTTCCACACGTCGATGCGATACCGCAGTATTGATAACTGTTCAGTCTCATCCGTCTTGGTGTACACGTCGTTCGCTTCTTCCGTGTATTGGATACATGGCAGGCTTTCCCACGTCTGCGGGTATATGTCGCTCACGTTCTCGCACACGGAGCGTAATGCGCTGTATACTTTGTTCTTTACGTTGATCATGTTGCGTCCTCTATCGCCTTTCTAAGTCCTTTGTCAAGGATCTCGAGCACCTTATCCTCGTTGTCCTTCAGTGCAGGATACAAAAACGGCTGTGCCGCCTGCCCGGAGCACCGATAGAAACGGCCATCAGGTGTGTCGATGTAAAACCATCCGTAACGCTCACCTGTCCCCGGAGCAAGCTGTGACTCGTGTATCCACCACGGGTGGGATTTATAGACGGGTGTCACGTTGGGTGAGATCCCTGCGTGCTCCGCCTCACCTTTCGGGCCCGTCCCAAGTTCCACATACGGAGCATACTCCATGTCGGTATAGATGTCCGCCCGTACTCCCCAGTATATGTCGTATTCTGCATCGACGCCGATGCTCTGCCTCAATGCTCCGTCATTTACGGGGCAAAGGAGCACCGCTGCCGATTTTACGAACATGCCAGCCTCGTACACGAATCTCGCGTCACTGACTTTGCGCTTGATCGTGTCAAGCTGTGCTCCCAGTTGTGATACACCTTGTACGCTCATAGTCTCTCGACCTCCAGCTTCAATGGCTTGTATGGCTTGATGCTCACGATCCTATAGCCCGGTACGTCTGATTCGATGCACACTCCGTCGCCCTCGCGGATCTCAAAGTCGTCAAAGGCATATCCTAAAACACCATTGTCATTTCTGACGACGGTATAGATGCCTCTGATCTTGACGTTCATGATCGCGTTCACGCGCTCGCCGTATGTATCCACCGCAAGTTTGGACGTTGCCGGCCATACTTCGCCTTTGAATTCCATAGGTTCGCCGTATGAGACGTTAGGGACGCCCTCTGAATCTTTGGTGACGACCTTGTTGGCCACCTTAATCGTCTGTATCCGCCTGTGCTTCATACGCATGTCCGCCACACCTCGCTAATCTGTACTTTGTAAGCACGTTATAAACATGGGCCGGGGCTGTCTCGAATGAATATGACTCCCCGGCCTCGCTTCTACCTGCTTCGCCCTCAGTTCCAAGACGATTGAATGCAACAATAGCAAGATCTCCTATGGTTCTGATCAGAGCATCAGGCGTTTTGGATCTGTAAGTGTAGCTCAGCACAAAGTCCTCCGCATCGTCCACAAGCTGTTCCATCAGCGTCGAATCGTATTCGTCACTTGGAATCAGATTTTGCAGTCTTGCGAGTATTTTTGCCTTTTGGCTTTCCGTCATTGACTTTCACCTCCACGTAACCCTCTGACATAAGTTCTTTGATCTCTTTCGGATCGTCAGTATGGATCTCGACATTAGCTCTTTTCAGAATCATAAAAGCCTCCTTACTTTGTGTTGACTGCGATACCAGCAACCTTGTTGTCCATTACCCAAATGTCGTGGTATCTTCTGTAATCGATCAGGTAAGCATCTGCACTCTGATTCTGCTCAGGAGTGAAGATCTTTACCTTGTCCTGCTTGGATACTGCGATAGGCACGCTTCTTGGGATAACCATGAAGTTTACATCGCTTGCGTTCTGAGCCTTAGCGAAACCGTCAGTCTTGATCTGAATAGCAGTTACCATTCTTTCGTCGGCAGTCTCGATGATCGGAATGCCGTTGAAAGTCGGCACTGTCAGGTCAATTCCGCCCTGTGAGAATGACTCTGCTCTGAGCTTGCCAGCGATAGCAGTTTCCAGCGCTGTTACTACGTCAGTTGTTGCATGGATCACGAGCGGAACGTTTCTGAATCCAGCCTTCTTTGTCTTCGCGATAGCCGCCTCGATCTTGTCTACGATGGTAGCTGCAACCGGTGTGTAGCCGGTCTCGACGGATACGTTCGCTGTGATAGCGGCAGTCGCCAGTGCGGACAGTCTGTAAGCATCGATCTCAGGAACTACTGCAGTTCTCTGAAATTCGCTCTGAATTCTGCTTGCGCTTGCGACAAAGTTGGATTCATTAACATCCATCGCGTCGATCATGAGCTGTCTGCCTCTGTCCTGAGACATCGTCTTAGTCTCGTAAGTAAGAGTTACGTCGCCTGCAGGGTATCCAGTTGCTCTGTTATAGTTACCCAGTCCTGACATTGTCATCTTAGGGATCTTGACAGTCTTGCCGCCATCATAGATCACCTGTCCTGCGTTAGCGTCCATCCAGCCAGTTGTGGCCTCCTGTACCATCAGTTCATCCAGTACGCTCTGAAATACATCAGCATAAGCTATTGAATTTGCCATTTTAGTTTTCCTTTCTTATCTCTTTTTCATCAGCATCCTGATCTCGTCTATCCTCGTGTCCTTGTGGGTGGATTCCGTCGTTGCGTCCTTTGGTGGTCTACCGCCCTTGAGCTTTTCATTTACGGTGTTCTCAATGGCTGGTGTCCACTCTTTTTCAAGGGCCTCGATGCCTGCCTTTACGCTGTCTGCATCAGTGAAATTAAGCACGCTTGCGAATGTCACCGGCAGGCCCTTTTCAATGAGGGTGTTTTTGGCCTCGGCCATAAGTTCTCTGCGGGTGATCGCCGCTTCACGGTCTGCAAGTTCTCTCTCTTTCTTTTCATCCATGTAAGCGCGCTTTTCTTCCTCGTTCATCTTGGCCAGTCTCTCAGCCTCGTTGAGCTTGGCATTGTGCAGCGCGTTCAGCCTGTCACGCTCTTTCGTGACTGCGGTGTTGATGCCCTTCGTCTGACGTCTGTCGAATTCCCTCTGATAGTCGGGATTGGATGCTAACATCTCATCAAACGACATTGGTGTCTGCTCCGTTTCGGGTGTCTGCTCTGCGCTGTTACCATCGGCCCCGGCGCCGCCTCCATCCTCTTCAAACATTGGGAGCATCCTTCTAAGTTCTTTGGTTTTCATTTGTCCATCCTTTCTGCCCCATCACGTTCTGATGCCCATGACGTTGCAATAAAAAAGCACCTTTCGGTGCGGTTTAACTATTCGTCTTTCTTTTTCGGCGTGCTGATCTTTTCGGCCACGCCTGCTTCAATGAGCTCCTTTGCCCGTGTCGCTTCGCATTCGACATTTTCCCCGGGCTTGTGTAGCACCTTCGTGTACTTGTCCACGTATTTCCTGATTACTTTGAGTTTCATGTTTCCCTCCCTTTGACATATTTGTCATACCACTCTTGATATGTCATATTGGCCGGCACCGTCATGCTCTTGCCCGTCTTGGGATCTCTTGCACGCCTTTTCATGGTCTTGAGCCATGATTCGGGGAGCCAGCCTATTGTGGTTGATCTGCAGTATGGATGCATCGGCGGATAGTTCTTGCCCACTTCAGCCTTTGACAGTTCGAACGTTTTTCCGTCCAGCGAACGGCATATTTTCGACGTTCTGAGGTCTAAAGTCGCCACATAGATATATTTACCCACGCCGCACTCTTTGTACGCTCTCTTGTCCATTTGGCCGGCCACACAGGTCGTCTCTGTGCGAATGAGTCTGCGCGCGTTGTTGTATCCCTTGTGGAATTCGTCCTCTATGGCCTGTGCGGTCTTGTGTGGGGATCTACCGGTCATCATGCCTATGGTGATCTCACGCTTTACCGCTTCTTCGAGCTTCTTCGTGTTTCCCCATATGCGCTGTGAAAAACCGCTCCCGGCCCAGCTCTGATCCAGCACCTGCTTGATGTCTTTCTCTGACATCATCTTGAAATCAAAGGCCGCGTTTGCGTACTGCTGTAAATCGAATATCTTGTGCAGGTACACGTCTTTTGCGATCTTCGTCAGGATCCTTGTTGCCCCGTTGCTCTCCGTAAGTCCGATCGCCGCAGTCACTGCTGCCAGCTGCGCGTGTAGCGATGCCAGCCTCGAGATTCGCGCCGCGTATGCCTGCGATTCAAGTTCTGCCGCAAGGGCCGCATTTTTCGGGTCTTTCTTCAGTGCTTTTACCAGTTCCTTGATGTCTGCCGGGTCCTTTACTGTTTTTAGCAGTCTTTCAGCCTCTGCCCGTGTCAGATTATGCTCTAACTGGAATTTCTTGAGGATCTTTTCGGCCTCTGTCTGCATATACGCCGATGACGCGATATAATAGCTCGCAAGGTTTGTCAGATAGTCCTCTGAGTCCTGTACGCGCTTGTACATCTGCCGGGCCTGTCTGCTTGCCCAATAGTCCTTATTCTTCATCCGCCTCATCACCTGCCTCTAACTCTTCTTCAGGTTCTTCGTCAGGTGGCGTGTTCGCTGTGCTTGCGAATAGATCCTGTTGCATCTTGATCGCTTCTTCGTTCTGCTTCTGCACCGCGTCGATTTCCGCATCGGGGTCCTCAACAAACGGGAGCAATGCCAGTAATGTCTTGCGGCTCACGGTGTTATCAAGGGTCGCTATGATCCCGGCCAGTTCTGCAAGGTTTTTAGGAAGTCCTCTCGAGAACGTCACCGTTATGTTGTGCGGGTCTATCGCCTTGTTTTTGATGCCCATAAAGTTCTGCGCGATGTGAAGTCTTGCATGTAAGAGTCTGCGGTAGTACCGCTCTTTGGTCTTTGTCAGCATCTCAAGTCCCAGCAGCTTATATTCCATCGCTACACCTGAGCTGTTACCGGCAAAATTCTTGTCGGTCAGGTTCGGGACATGTGAGAACGTGTATATGTCCTCTTTCAGTGCATTCCTCAGCACCTCCATGCCGCCCTCGTCAAGCGTCCTTGTAAGGTATTCGGCTCTTGCATCTCTGTCCAGCTCCAAAAGCTTCTTGTTCTTGAGTGCGCTCATGGCTTCGTCGGTTTCTTCGTCGTCGTCACCTAAGATCGCACCGTACAAAACAAGTATCGAGTCGATAAACTGCTCTTTGTCCTGCACTCTGTCGTTGGTCATGGTGTTGTACGCGTCTATCAATCCGATCTGCTGCTCGAAGTCCCCGATACAGAATTTGTTGTTCTTGCCCTCTATGATCGGAACCGCTCCCATCCTGTGTGCTTCACGGTCCTCTGATACCACCGTCTCACCGTTCAGAACGTAATTTATGAGCTCTTTGTCCGTCGCACTGGGGACATAAAGCTTAG